TGGGTTTAGATTCTGTGACGGTGACTAGCATTGACTATGTAGAGAACATCATCACAGTTTCTTCTGTGTCGTTAACCTACGCTGCTGGTACGATAGTTAAGACATCCGCGGCAGAGTTTATCCCAGAACGAACAGCTGCAAAGCCAGATTGGATTACCGGCGCAGCAACTAGTCACGACGATCAGGTTTTTCGATTTTGGCAAGGAGACGAAGAGCGTGGTAGTGCCGTCATGGCGTCTAAGCACGTCCTAGCTGGACGAGATGATTTGAACGTCCGATCTTTAAAAGATCAAGTGGACATGCTCGCAGCGCAGCTTAGAGAGTTAAAGTTTGGTTCTCCGTTATCGTCTGTCACTTCTATTGCTCCTCCTACGTCTTTTACGTCTACTCGATATTATGATCGTGTGGGAAGTGTTGCCGGTGCGCGTAACGCGTCTGTGTCCATTGGCAACGGCACTACATCGTTTGGTGATTTCAATGGAACTGATCATGCGCCCTTTGCCGCTGCTATTGCTGCTCTTACTAGTGGGGGCACAATATATGTAAATGCGGGTACATATACGTTTACGTCTTCTGTTACGATTGACAATAAGCGTTTTAGGTTTGTGGGCGAGGAGCGTGACAGAGTCGTTTTGACACATGCCTCTGCACAAGTGTTTTCTATCACTAACGGCTCGGATGTACAGTTCGACAATCTGTCTATTACAGGATCGTCTGCAAATGATGCTATTTCTGTTGCCACGGGTGCTCGTAGCACACTGAGATTTACGGATGCAAAAGTTACTAATGCTATTTCAGCACAGAGTGTGGAAGTGTCTGTACAAGCATTGCGAACTCGTTTTGTTACCACAAGCTCAAGTGCTCTATTTTCTCACACAGGTACGGGTCTTTTCGCTGATTCTGCCTGTTACAGCTGTTACTTCTCAGCGACTAGTTCCTCTTGTTTAAACGCGCCTGTCTCTGGATTTTTAATCTCTGGGTCTGAGGTTGTTTTTTCGTCCACGAGTAAGTCTGTTTTTGAGGTTCCCGCCAGTAGCAACTCCTACAGACTCCATGTTCAAGGTACCAATGTAGTCGCAAGCGCTGTTTCTAATGCTCAACCGTCTTTGCTGTACGTGCCTGCTGGGTCTTCTCTCCAAACATCCACGTTTGACTCTGTGCGTAGCTCAGGAACATTCACAGGCACTTCTGGACAACATGTACGGATTACTGGAGCATCGAATAACGTGTGTTTGAGAGAGTGTACGTTTAATACGACTACTGGAGCGACCAGCGATGAGATTTCTGTGATTCTCTTGGACAGTGCTACTGGTGTTCTTCATAAGAATGTGAAAGTTGAAGGCTGTAGTTTTTATGAGTTTTACGCGGCGGTCCACCAGTCTGGAGGTACTTCTTCTGGGCTGTGCGTGTCCAACTGTTGGATGTACAGTACCGCAGCTCGTGCACACGATCAGTACGGTGTTTATCAAACTGGTACAGGAACGACTATATCAAACGCCAAGATTTCTGGTAACTTTTTTGAGATGACTGGTTCTACGTCGGACAACATAGGTGTTTACGTCACAGGTGATGTTTTTGAAGGCGTTATCAGTGATAATACTTTTCACGCTATTGGGTCTTCGTCTTCGATCAGTAGCATAAACGCAGCTATGTTTTTTGATACAGATCCTTCGGATCTTGTAATTTCTGGTAATGAGGTAAAGAGTGTTGCCACAGGCAATAATGGTCGTGCTTACGGAATATATGTGGAAGGTACGGGATCAACTTCAAAGCGTCTCGTGGTTACTAGTAATCGTGTAGAGGGTGTCGTTCACACTGGAACAACAACAAGTGGTAGTTACTCTGCTGGCATGTATTTCAAGCGTCTTTATAACTTGACGTGTTCTGCAAATGTTATTGTTAACATAAGCGGTGCAGCTACAACTCCTACACGCGGCATAGAAGTTCAATACGCAGATGGTACGTGCACCGCCAACGCAATAGAAGGCATTAGTCATGTAGCAGCTATTTACGCTGTGTGCTTTAAAGTTCAAGAAGTTAATAGCTTTGTGGTGTCTAGCAATAGAATTAATGCTACGGGCACTAACTGTGGTTATGCATTGCAGCATGTGTTTTTAGTAGATGGCCAAGTCTCTTTGCTTGGAAACGAAATAAAAATGGGTGCTAGTACCTTGTATGGTATTGAGTCAGTAGCTACTGGAAGTGGTGGAATTGACTCTTTGTCAATCTGCAATAACATTGTTCACGGACAGCAGAATACTACTCTTGGTTCTAAAGGAATTAGTTTTGATAGTGGTACAAATGCCAACAATGGCATCACTATCAATGAGAATATAGTTACAGAGATGGGATACTTTAGTGTCAGCGAGGGTATCTTTGTTGACGGCAACTCGACTTCTACGACTAAGAGAGTCTCCATTTCTGACAATATAGTTCAGAGTACGGATGCTTCTGCGTCTGGAGTGCGGGCAGGAGCTGGTATTAGCCTTGCCAATTTGTCGCAATTTGTTGCTAATAATAACGTAGTGGAATGGGCTATCGCTTCTCTCACTACTGGTATTCAAATACAATTGGCAGATTGTGATTCTGGCACTGTTAATTCTAACTTTATTATGGGCACTTCGGGCACTGCTCCAGGGGAAAGCATTGAGTTAACAATAGACGGTGACTGTTCCGATGTTCTAGTCAGCGGTAATGCTGACCAATTCGCTGGTTCTGCTAGCATAGCCCCAGAGGCTGCGGCTGCTACTAATTTATATACAGGCAATAAGTTGACTTGCGATAACACTTATCCAGCCTAATCTTTTCATTTTTTATTATTTCTATTGGATGTAATTATGTATAAAACTGTTATTTTTCTTTTCGCTTCGGTCTTTGTTCCTCTCACTGTGTTTGCGCAGGAAGCTCCAGCGCCCGCTGTGGAGGACGGTCTTGACCTGGTGACAGTACTTATTTCTGCCGCGCAAGGAGGTCAGTGGAGTTTGTTCGCATCCGTGCTGATTATGTTTCTGGTGTGGCTGGCGACACGAGCGCCTGTCCTGAAGGATCTTATTAAAGGCGAAGCCAAGATTTGGGTCGCTGCGGTGGCTGGTGTGTTGGCTGCTGTTGCAGCCTCAGCCGTTATCAATAATGGCGATTGGCTCAAGGCCATCATTGAAGGTCTGTCTGTTGGTTTGGCTGCTGGTGGTCTTTGGTCCATTGTGGGTCGTAAGATTCTAGGAAAGGCAGTAGACGCAGACGGTGATGGCGTCCTTGATGCCGCAGAATAAGATTCTGAATAAGCTTATAACTTAAAGATAGGAAGTAACCATGGGTACTGTTTTAGACTGGTCGTCAAACTACCCGACGACAATAGATACGGTAGCGTCGAATTTTCCGACGTTGGCAGATGGAGTTCACGATATTCGTGCGTCTCATCTGAACTCTGTGGCTAGTGCTGTGGTGGCATTGGAAAGTAAGGTAACTGGGGTAGTTAAGGGTATCTCTGGGTTTGACACGGCTAGTCATGAACTCTTATCAAATGATTCTTCATTTTTTCCTAATGCCACGTTCACACTATTGCTTAAGCTGCGTTCTTTAGGAGGCAACTCGCATCTGTCAGGATGGGATCCTGTAAGTGGCTTGTTTTCTGGAATACAAACAGGGTTTTTTGTGGTAAATGTTGACGGCACTCCTAACGGCTTTGCCTGTTCACACGAGGGTACGGCATCCTCGTCATACCCTAAAGGCTCTATATACGCAGGCGGTGCCCCGACTACTCAAGCTCTTGACTCATTAGCCCTTGTACCTAGACACAATGCTGACGATATTTTTTGTGTCTGTATCAATGAGGCTGATGTAGCAACTATTGGTACTGTGTCTCCAAATGGTGAGGTTGTAGTAGGTGTCTCAGACGCTGCTGGAGGCGCTGTGTACACAGTAACAGTGGTGGTTCCGTCAGGGTCTGCTGTGCCCTTGTCTGCTGCTGTGGTAGGAGTTGCGTTGACGGTAACTTTGGCTTGGGACGGATCTGCTCTTGTTGCTGCGGACAACACGGCAACTAAGGTGGCAGCGGCTATTACCGCTTTAGACTCGGTGTTTATAGCGGGTTTTCCCAACACTGGAACTGGTGCCTCTGCGTTGGTTGCAAGTTCTGGACCAACGAGTTTGACTAAGTCTGCGTATTTAGGTGTTGGATTTCTTGGTAACATGCGTTGGATGGTGGCGAAGGCAAGTGCCTCTTTTACGATGGCTAGTGGCGTGGTAACAAGATTCCTCGCAGGTTCACAAGGTTACGTGCTGCACGAAGTTGCCCTCATGAAGGCTCTGGAACGAAGAGATTTGATGTTGTTGGGCGATGCCTGTTCAAGAGCAGGAACTTTAGCGAAAGGGAATGGTATGTCGTTGCCTGTCTTAGGTGGCGTGCTCACGTATGACCGTTTGTTTACGCAAGCAGGATTACCCGCTGTCAGTACTATGACGAGTTCCAACACATGGACATGTGACGCGGCGTCTGGGAAGACACTCGCACCTGTGGCTGGGTATAATCTAGATATTGACGAGTGGTCGGTGCGGTAACCCGTGGACCAATTACTTGTTCAGCTAACAGGTTTGTTGGCTAAGTCTGAGGTAAAAAAGAGGGAAGAGGGGTCTTCATGGACAACTGGCTTGCTTATAGGTTTGTTGTCCCTTATTATACTATCAATACTTGCTGTTAAGTCTTGGTTTGACGGTCGAGAACGTGCTAAGTTACTTCATGAGAAAGCAGTGTTAGAGGAAGAGAAGCGTCAACAAGTTGTGGATGCTATGTTTTCTAGGTATCAAGTCATAAAAGATAACGCAGTGAAGACGATAGATAAGCTAACGGATGATATTAGTGCTATTGACAAACGCGTAGAGGATATAAAGAGGCAGAGAGAACTTCGTACTGTACGTTTTTTGTCTATCCAGAGTTGGGACGATGTGGATGAGAATTTGGATCATTAGTTTTCTTGTTTGTAGTTTATCGCTGCCGTGCTTAGCACAAGAGCTTGACGCGCATACAACGTACAGATTGCCTGAAGGCACCCGGATCACTGTCTTAGGTGAGACATACCAGGCATACACATTGTCCGAGTACACGGCTCTGTTGCTGATGGATTCGGATCTTCTGTTCTACACAGAAGCGTATGCACAGCATCTGCAAGAACTCCAGACATACGCAGAGTTGACGACAGACCTGGCGACTGCACTGTCAGCGGCCAATGCGCAGATAGATTTGTTGCGGCAGGAGAGAGAGCGTCTTACAGAGCAGTGGACAGAAGAGAACCGTCTTAGACTAGAGGCAGAAAATGGCCTTGGTTTTGGCAATTGGGTTGCTTGGAGTCTTGTGGGTCTAGAGGCTGTTGTGGTCATTATGCTCATCAATATGCTCGTTTTAGGTGGCGCATGACTGACCTCAAGGACCGTGTGAAAGCACTTGAAAAAGTTGTAGAAGAGTTGAACTCTAAGCTTTTTGAGCTACATGAGCACGTTAAGTCTGTTGAGAATAAATATATCATACTCAAGAAAAAGGTAGGTGCTTGGCCTGTCTCATTTTAGTAAGGGGAACACATGTCGAAGAAATGCGCACTGAAGTACAATAGGCAACAACGACGCGCAGGGCATATTCCAGACAGTTATGTTGAGGAATTGGTGTATCTGGGTGTGTGTGAATTCCAGGAACAGCACATGGATGTGCTTATTCAGGACGGTAAGCTTGGGCCTAAGACGTTATTACAGCTACAGCGTTCTTTAGATCCTGCGCTTACAATAACGTTGGATTATGCTCCAACTGGAAAAGGTATTTATATACGTCACCTCAAGAGCTTAGGACATCCTACGGCTTTGGTGGCTCAGGCGCTGAAACACGACATATCCTTCGTCGTTATACAGAGCATTTGGCAGGATCGAAAAGTTGGTCGTCCACACTATGTGCGTCGTCCAAACTCTAAGGATACGCTCATGGAGTATTGTAGCGCGTTCAGAGAGGCTGGAATTGAAGTGTGGCTGTGGGGATATCCATACCCTGGTCGCGAACATGCGTTTTGTCTTGCTGCAATAGCGGATGCAGAAGCCTCAAATTGTGTCGGTTTTGTGTTGGATCCTGAGAAGCCCTACAAAAGGAAGGAAGCAGCGGCAAAGGCTCTAGTGACTGCGGTTACGAAGATGTCTAAACAGCACTATCTGGCGTTGGGGGTGACTAGTTATGCGGCGACTCATTTGCACAGGACATTTCCGTACAAAGAGTTTTCTGGTGTTGGTTGGGGAAGCCCACAAGTGTATGATAAGAACAACAATCTGGGGTCTTCTTATGTGCCTAACTCTGTAAATGCCTGGGAGGCCCTAGGATGGTCTACAATCGTTCCTAGCGTGCCTGCCTATAACAAGACCCCATTACAGCTTAAAACGCACCTACACAGGCTCCCAGAGGCCACTAAAGGGGTGATCTTTTGGGACTGGAAAAACCTCACATACAGGAAGAACCGTAGATTGTGGGATGTGATCGCTGACCTGGACTTGTAATGTCTCCAGATTTGGTAACGTTCTTCGTCTTCCAGAAGAAGCACGTATTCATACCGTTACGTGCGATCTACCCTGAATGCTTTTTTCTAAGAAAAGAGCATCCTGACGTTCCTCCGTTGGAATGCCTCAGAACAGAATGTCCTGCGAACAAGAATTGCGGGGAAATACTAGCGCGTAGGATTAATTATTTCTTCACAATGGTGGTGCCTGCCTCTGAACTGGTAGTGTTGTACTTTAAGTCATCCCATAAACCGGGATCTTTATTTGGTGGATTGTTCCTGAAAGATCTTGACACTCCTAGAGTATCTACGCTAAATCCATATGCGTTCAAAAAGTTCAAACGTGAAGGAATTGTTTATCAATGGAATCCTCCAACTGATTTCCTTCTCATGGGATCTAACCCGACGCAGATAATTACCCCAGAGCAGCTTATACGTGACCGCTGAAATACACATATATGGGTCTACTTCGATGATCAAGGGTACGTTTCCCGTGGACATCTTGCGTAGAGCTACGTCGTATCATGTCGAAGGTGCACGTTTTTCTAAGGCATATAAGCAAAAGCGTTGGGATGGACGTAAGCATTTGATGAATAAGCGCACGGGTGCGTTTCCCACTGGGTTGGTGGAGACTGTGCGGTCAGCGTGTGAGAAGTACCATATTCCTGTTACCGTCACCGACCACCGCACTGAACCAGACTCACAGAAGAATGGATTCGACTTAGAAGGTGTGTCGTTTGATCCTCCATACGAGTATCAGCTGGAAACATGCAAGCGCATGATAAAGCAAAAGCATGGGATTATTAAGATTGCCACGGGAGGGGGCAAGACGGAGGTGTCTTGTGCCGTTACCAAACATTTGGGTCTGTATACGCTGTTTGTGGTGACCACGAGAGAGCTTTTATATCAGTCACGTGAGCGCTTCAAAACACGTTTGGGTCTGAGCGACGAAGAAGTAGGCATTGTTGGAGACAGCCATTGGGAGCCTGGTTCATTCGTTACGATTGCAACGGTGAACACGTTGGAGTCGAGGTTGGATGATCCAGAATGCCAAGAGTTGCTAAAGAAGACGCACGTCCTCTTTTTCGACGAATGTCACCATGTGGCAAGCGAGACTTGGTATACCGTTGCGACGTTGTGTGCTGCGTATTATCGTTTTGGCCTCTCAGGCACTCCATTGTCTCGCACAGATGGGTCTAACCTGCGTCTTATTGCGGCGACTGGGGAGATCATCTCTAACATCTCCAACAAGCAACTTGTGGAGAAAGGCATTTCTGCCAGAGCTAAGATCATCTTCGACAAGGTGACGGAGCCCATACTTAAAAAACGGATTGCGTATCCTGTTGCTTATCAACAGGGCGTTGTGGAGAATACGCAATTGTTGGAAAAGACAATTGCCTGGACTCGATTGTTTTTTGAGAAGGGTTTGTCCACTCTGATCCTAGTAGAAAAGATTGATCATGGCACATTGATCGATGATGCGTTGTGGCTAGCAACGGATGACGTGTTCATTCCTCACCAGTTTATTTCTGGCAGGGAGCCTACGGATGAAAGACGGGCAGCGCTGGATGATTTTTCTGCGCGGAACTTACCTGTATTGATTTCGAGCACTATATTGGATGAGGGCGTTGATGTCCCCACAATTGATGCGTTACTTTGTGTAGGTTCTAAGAAAAGCAGGATCAAAACTATGCAGAGGCTAGGTAGAGGACTGCGTGGTAAAAAATTGATCGTAGTGGAATTTGCTAATTTCACACATGACTATTTACTCAAGCACAGCCTAATGCGCCTAAAAGACTACAAAAATGAAGATTGCTTTATTATTAGGCAAAGTCCGCCGAACGCGGATTTGGTAGACGAACTGTGGAACATGGATTGAGCATGCTATAATACGGTATGAGTAACGTGACAATTGCACAACTTTTGCCTGGTGATAACCTTTTGTGTTGGATGCGATTAGGTCTGGCATTGTTTTTAGTACGATATCCTCGGGGGACCATATATTATGAGGTTCCATCACGTCCACAAAGAGCGACCGCAGACTCGCTTCCTAGCTTTGGGGGCTACGTTGTCCAAAATAACGTGTCTGATACAGTTTTGACTGTGCATGTGGTGCAACTGGACTCTTGGAGAAGTCCCACAAAGCGGCCATCTGCTGTCGCTTCGATCTCTTACTCTGCGTTTCAACGTATTCGTAGGTTTAGCAAAACGGCGGTAGAACCTCTGCGTGAGGAAGATGTCTTCAGGCCAACGAGCAAGGCTGGCTTTGGTGGTACGGCCTTCCGTCCGTTCAGAACGGTAGAAGAAGTGGCTTTATGATCATTGACAAAGTTAAGGGTGATTTTGTCTGTATACGTGGTCCAATCGCCGCTCCATGTTTAACCTATCTACGTCGTAGTATCCCTCCCATGAAGAGGTTTTACGATGAAACTAGTGCTTGTTGGTTTGTGTACCGAGACTATATTCTTCCCTTTGTACAGGTGGCAGTGCACTCTGGACATGCTGTGGATTACGCCTCCCTGCCTGACGATATTAAACAGGGTATTGACTCGGAGAAGGGAAATTGGCAACATGTGTCTCCGTCAGGACCAGAGATCGCTAAGGTGAAACCCATGAGTGTCAATAGAGCTTTTAAGATCTTACATCTTCGGCAGTCAGCTCCTGATTTTGTCGTAAAGGCTGCGTATCGCGCCCTGTCGTTGAAGCATCATCCTGACCAGGGTGGTGAGGCAGAAGTTTTCAAGAAGATTAACACTGCTTACCAACTTCTGCGTGAACGTGAAGAATAAAGATCTGCTAGAGTATCTTCGTAATCGTCGTTTAGCTTCCTTGAAGGGTAGTAGAGCGGCGTCTGATCGGTATAATTCTGAGATTCAAGACCACGCAGATCGTGTGAAGCATCAGATTACAGGTGAGGCACTGCCAGACTCTTTTGATGCGGCTCCTGCGCAGTACGTGGCGACTTTGTTTTACCGGATGAAGGATGAGTACTCCAAAACTAAGAGTTTTGCTAGGCTTTCTCCCAAGCAGTTTTCTCGGAGCAAGTCATATTGGTCTCGGGTTGTGACGAGAGTTATGGAAGCAGACGTGCTGCCTGAAACCTATATTAGGGCACAGTTCAGCTGGTTTCATGACGCTTTTGGCACCACACCGGAGTTGAAGCATCTGGCGACAGACGCTGCTGTGGAGCGTGCTAGTCTGTTTTCAGGCAACACAGCACGTGCTGTTGTGGGGAATAATATCAAACATAGTCTAAGTATGGCGACTATGTTTAGGCACTGTGAACAGCAGGTACGAAAAATGTGTCGTGCTCAAAAAGTTACCCGTGAAGAATTTTATATACGATTTGTGTTGACAGGGAATATGACTTTCCCTAAAGCTTTCTTGCAGGCAGATCCGGTGTATAAGAGGGTGACAAAAGAGTATGAGCGATCGTGATACGTTTAGTGAGACCGTAGAATACCAGATTAAGATTTTGGCAATGATGGTGAGTTGTCACCAATTTTGCTCGGTCGCTAGCACGGTATTGCAAGCTGAAGACTTTAGCAACAAAACGTTGCAATGGTATTTTACGACGCTGTCTGACTCCTCTCCTAAGCTGACTTTAGTGACGCTCCAAGAGGAGTTGTTTAGCGCTGTGCGCCAGAAGCAGGTAAAGGAAGATCAGATCAGTTCGTATGTCGATCTGTTCGAGCATCTAAAAACTGCGCCTGTCTCAGTAGAGGAGGAGCACATCCGTGATCGGATGAGCACGTTCATGCGGACTCAGGCGGTAAAACGCGCCATTCTCAACTCTTTTGACCTAATTAAGCAAAACGAGTGGTCAAAGATCTCAGAGATCGTGACTGAAGCGACTACTAAAGGCGTGGAATTACTGTCTATTGGTCAGAATTACTTCACGGATTATCAGGACAGGTTGTCTCGTAGGTTGAACCAAGAAGCAGTGCGAAAGATACCTACAGGGGTTCCTGGACTAGATGACATGTTGTACGGTGGGATTAAGAACAAACAGTTGGGGCTGATCGTTGGAGGGACGGGTCGAGGCAAGAGCATCTTTTTGGAGTGGTTAGGTCGTGTGGCGATCTTGTTGAACCGCAATGTTGTCTACATAACGTTGGAGCTGTCAGAGGATGACGTGGCTGAGCGGTATGATTCTCTCTTCGCCAGAGTCCGTCCGCAGGAGCTGATTACGTACAATAGGCAAGTGTTCAAAGCGCTAAGTCCTTTGTCTGAGCGATTTGGCTCACGTTTGATGATTAAAGAATATCCGGCTGACGAAGCTAGTGTCCCTGTCATAAAAGCGTATTTGCAGCAGTTGTCTTCTGTTGGTGTTATGCCAGACATGGTCATCATAGATTATTTGGACCTGATCAGGCCCCATAGAAAGTATTCTGACCATCATCAGGAGCTAGATTCCATCACGAAGTCGTTACATGGACTGGCTAAACAGCTCAATACTCGTATTTGGACGGCTACACAATTGAACCGTGCTGGTTTAGTTATGGAGACTCCTGACGAGTCCACTATTGCAGGGGCCGTGGCCAAGCTATTTACTGTGGACATATCTATATTTATGGCGCAAACTAAAGAAGAGCGTGAGGACGAGATCATGCGTCTGTTTCTATGCAAAAATCGTAATGGCCCAGCTGGCAGGACGATTACAATAGATACAGATTATTCTTTTATGACGTTTTATAGACCTCCCACAGGTGACCATGAACCAGGACGACTTGAAGAAACGGATTCTGCTACTGGACAAGTTAGTGGAAGTGCAGAAGGGTCAGGAGACGTGCTCGTTTTGTGACACCGTGTCTGACGTAGTGGTGAAGTCCGCATTGTCGGGTGAAATGATCTGCGTTCCGTGTTTGCATACTGGATCTGAGATCTCAGAATTTATCCCAATTGGCGCAATAGCGTGTACACGCTGTCGCTATTGGGAAGAACTCACTATCGTTTATGCAGATAATTCTTGTATTTTTACATTCTCTGGTGTAGACAATCATGATTCTTCGATTTATTTGCTCACAAGAACTAGTGCGTCTTGGAGAATTGGGTTGAAGATTAAGTACGCTTCCTGTGGTAACTGTGAAAATGACCTTCCCCTCTGGCTACTCCTCCAGAACAAGTACATTCGACAAGCGCATCTTGTCTGAACTGAGGAAGCAATTTGACTATAATAGCTACGTCGATTTTCATTATTCAGTAAAGCGCACTGACGGACCAGAGATCCGTGTCTGCTGTATAAAATGTGGTGAGCATAAGTACAAATGCTACATCAATACCGACACAAATAGGTTTCACTGCAAGAAGTGTAGCTTTAACTCTGGTAAATACGATCTCTTCGACTTTGTGGCGATCACGGAGGGAATGACACGCGCCCAGGCAATGACTAAGCTGGTGGCTGAGTTCACACCAGTGACCCCTGACGATTTGCCTGCGCATTTTTCCGAAGCGTTTGATCAGGACAGCCCACTGCCGTCGTCAGCAATTCGGCGTATTGCAGCGTTACCTACCTATGCGTTTCCGCTGGTGTCTGAGGTGACAGACGTATCCAAGCCCTTCTGGTCCTATTTATTGCAGAGAGGACTGACAGTGTCAGATGTCTTGGATGCCCAGATGCATTACGTGCCTGAGTATACAGCACCCTTATATGTCAAAAATAAGTATCGTGGCAACATTGGGCGTCGGGTAATGTGGCCCGTGTATGGTGGTAGAAACCACTTGGTGTCTTGGTTGGCCAGGACGATCTCTCATGCGGAGCCCAAATACCTGAACTGTCCTGACGCAGAGCAGAGGAAGACGTTGTGGCCTTTTGTACGTCCGCACCATACGCATGTGATCTTAGTTGAGGGCATCCTAGACGCTGTGGCTGTTCGTCGCATGGGGAGCGGTACGTCATGTTACGCGACGTTTGGCAAGAAGATCTCAGGTGAACAAATAAAATTGCTCAAGTCTTGGGGGGTAGACGCTGTGACCTTGTTCTGGGATAAAAAGGATGCTTTGCCCGATATGATCTATGCGGTGGAAGAGTTAAAACAACACTTCCAAGTAGTGTCGGTTGCCTCGTTTAAACATTGGCCGATAAATGTTGACCCAGGGGATTGTCTTTCTCGTGAAGATGGAGTAGACATAATAACTCAGGCAGTATCTGACGCTATTGATGTTTATTCGTTGGATTATGTAGCGTGGCAGATACAGTAACCACAGGGTACTGGATGACTATCATACGTTTTATAAAAACTAATCCCGAAGCTGTTATCCCTTCTAGGGCTACAGAGGGTTCTAGTGGTTTGGATATCCACACGTTGAAGGACATGGTGCTTGGACCCATGGAACGTATTGTTGTGCCCACAGGGTTGAAGATTGCTTTGGCCCCTGGATACGAAGCGCAAGTTCGACCACGTTCGGGTCTTGCAGCGCGTAAGGGAATCACAGTGCTCAACGCTCCCGGTACTATTGATTCGGATTACCGAGGGAATCTTGGGGTGATCCTCATTAATCTCAGCACAGAGCATCAAGTGATCCAACGGTTTGATCGGATCGCTCAACTTGTGGTTGCGCCTGTGTCGTTGGCTGTGGAGACTGAAGAAGTTAGAACATTTGACGAGCAAACTCATCGAGGAGAAGGCGGCTTTGGCAGCACAGGGTATTAGCGTGGAGGACGATGAATTTTCGGTAGATGATCTGCGGTATTTGCGTGTGGGTCATATTCCGCGTGGTCGCGTGTGTGACAGCATCGCGCAGAGAGCGTTTGATTTGGTTGGTGGAAACACCCTGCCTTCAAATTGGCGATTGCGGAAGCGCTGGAAGTTCAACCTAAAGTATCAGCATCTGGGTCGCGTGCTTTGGGCAAAGACAGCTAGTTACCAGCTACTGATTTACCTGGGCTATCGTATGTTTAGAATCTGGACGGATCTAGCCACAAAAAGTCTAGTGGATGTGAACGCAGATGTTGTGCCACGGTTGTCAAAGCATCTTGAAATAGAGGATGTTCCCAAGTCCGCGTATCGTAAAAGTGCTCCTTTGATTCATCGCGTGCGTTTGTACTCATCTGATGAGATAGACATCGTGGTGAAGGCTGTTGAAGAAACTTATGGTATTTGTTTTGCTAGAATGTAGGTATTGTTTTGGGATATATACTTCGTGAATATGAGTGCACAAAATGTGCACATGTCTTTGAAGACTTGGTAGAACGGAAAGTTAGCCACGAGTCCGTGTGTCCTGAGTGTAGCGCCACTGCGGTGTCAGTGCTCTCTGTGCCTAAGTTGGGAAAGTATTCTATGGCTGATGCTCAAGGTCGTAAAGATATACTAAGAGTACGCTCAGAGCGTCATACCGCTAAACTACGCAAAAATGATGGCTGATAATCCCTGCAAACAGCCTGTGCACGAAGCGTTATATAGACCAACGCTGTTGGATACGCTCACGAAAGAAGGGCGTTTAGACCAAGACGCACCCTTTAGCATCAAGACGCCTGCGAAGGTGCAGTTGCCTAAGAAGGAACGTAGTCCTGTTGCTAAGTTCAATCCACTTTCCGCATTGAGCAAAGTGTCCGTGCCTAAAAACACACGGTCGATGGCGTTGAGGACTAGATTGCGGGTGCTTTATGACACTATCCCGCCGTTAGAGCCTGAGAAGGTGCCAGACTGTTCGTCTTGCTCTGGTGCGTGTTGCCGTATTTTTCTTGTTTTTCTCACACAAGAAGAGTATGAGTCTGGGTTCTACGGTGATGCCGCAGTTCGTGTGACAGAAGAGTCAGCTAGACAGCTCACACAATCTTACCCGGCTTTGGCTGCTGCCATTAAGCACTCCTCTACAGGAGCAGTTTACTTACTGGAAGGACCGGAAGGGGTTGTGTGCCCGTTCTTATCTGAGACTAACAGCTGCGGGATCTACGAAGACCGTCCTCTGGTTTGTCGCACTTACACATGTGTAGATGACCTTAGAGTGACTGAGGAAATGAAGAAGGTGAATTATGTTACCCGATCTTTCGTATGAGGTTATAAATAAAGTACCATTTACTGTATTTGAGGGGGTGTGTGATTCTAAGCTGTACTTGGTACACACAGAGCAAGAGTTCGAGGTGTTCTATGCGCTGCTAATGGAACGGGATTTGGTAGCGTGTGATACTGAGACCACAGGGTTTGATTATTACAAGGAAGATCGTTTGGTTGGTTTGAGTTTTGGGTGGTTTGATACGCATTTCTATTTGCCGATTAACCATATTCCATCCGAAACTGGTGGTTTTCCATGCACACAACTTAACTGGGAGAAGATTCGTTCCTTAATACAACAGTTTTTTGACCAGACGCATATTACAACAATTTGGCACAACTACAAGTTTGACGCGCACTTCCTCAAGACAGGGGGAGTGCAGGTCCATACCCAACTGCACGACACACGGCTGCTGTGGCAGTTCTTTGATGAGAACGCGCCTGGGAGACTCAAAATGATCGCGTCTGGTTGGAAAGACGATCTGGGTCTTCCACATCCAGGCATCGTTTCTCCAGACGCTGCTATTAAAGAAAAAGAGATCGATAAGTGGAGGGCTGATGAAGCTTCGCGTAGACGCGCTATTTACCGTGAAACAGTTAGCCAGAAAGTGTTGGACCTACAAAAAGAGATAAAGTACCAGGCATACACAAAGCGCCAACTTAACAAGTATGTGAAAGAGGCTGTCTTACATGACCATCCCTATGTAGCTGCGTCTAAAGCTGATGTAAATTATGGGCATGTGCCTATCCCGTTGATGTGTGAGTACGCAGGTTTAGATACATACCTGACGTGGCGAGTGTACGAGCACACTATCCACAATGTCCAAGAGAACCCTCTTAAAGAGCTTTACGGTAATGAGCTGAAGCTGTCCAAGGCGTTGTTTGACGCAGAAGAGACTGGTGTGCTTGTGGATGCAGATTACCTTCGTTCCCAGCAGGAGACGTTGGAGAAGGAGTCATCTGAGCTTCTAGAGTACATTCGTACCGAACTTAAAGCTCCTGAATTACAGGTTAATTCGGGTAAACAGCTTGCTAAGGCTTTGCAAGCGTATGGTGTCGAGTTCACGAAAAAGACTAAGACGGGGCAGATAGCCTTGGATCGAAAAGTTCTGGACAAGCTGAAGGGAGATTACGAGATTCTTCAGAAAGTGGTGGATCTGCGTGCTGCGTTTAAGCTCAAGAGTACCTATGTGGATGGGATCATCGAAAAGTTAGTAGATGATCGTATTCTCCATTGCAACTTCAATCAGAATGTTGCTACAGGGCGAATGTCGAGTTCTAATCCTAATCTACAAAATATACCTGGGCGCAATATGATGATCCGTAAAGCGTTCATATGCCCAGAGGATTATGTGTTTGTGTTTGCTGACTACTCTCAGATTGAGGTTAGGCTGACTGCTCATTATAGCCAAGATCCCCTACTTTTGGATGCATACGCTAAAGGGCAAGATGTGCACACTAGAACGCTCGCTGAGATGTTTGGTCATCAATACGACGACGTGGTGAAGGTCTTGGCAGATGACAAGCATAAGGACTACAAGGATCTAAAAGATCTTAGGAATATTGCTAAGAGAATCAACTTCGGAATTATATATGGTGTTGGACCAGAAACGCTTGCTGAACAGATCTCGCGTCCAGCTCAGTACAAGGATTACTCTTTTGATGCGTGGGTTAGGGTTTGTGAGGATTTCATAGACGCGTACATGCAACGCTACCTGGGAGTGAAGCGGTTCATCAACAAGGGCAAGCGAGCGGTTCGTAAGCATGGGTATCTCGTGAATCATTTTGGTAGAGTTCGGCATTTGCCGCATATCCATGCACGTAAACTGCTCAATGACAACACCCAGCGTTGGCGTGAGATGAGGGCTGAGAGACAAGGGGTGAACTTCATCATCCAAGGTTCGGCGGCTGACTTATTCAAACAGGCGGTTGTTCGTGTGCATGCACTTTTGCAGGGAAATAAGTCAAAACTGGTGAATTTTGTGCACGATGAAGTGCAGATATATCTACATAAGGATGAGTTTAATCTGTTGAAAGACATAAAATATCAAATGGAGAATTTTAACTTTACTATTCCAATAGTAGCTGATATAGCATGGAGTACGTCCTCTTGGGCAGATAAGAAAGAGCTGGGGTAATAATGACAAATGGAACGACAGGACTCGCGCCTATACGCTGGTATGAGATCTCATATAAAAATCTTCTTGTTTTTACGTTGAAGTTGGTATTTTCGATTTTACCTGCTGCGCTAATTATATTTTCTTGTTACATATTGTTTAGCTTCTTCGTGACGTTGGCAGCACAGCATGTGTGGATGTGATGCTGATTTCTGACTCCCTCGTCACGCACTATACGATCGGGGATACCGAGTACGAGCGGAATCTTAATTCCGATTTGCGCGTCAATACGGGCAATTTAAGTGAAGAATTTGCCGTCCACGCAGAAAAGTTTGCTTGGTACTCCACAGCATATGAATTAGCTCTTGACAACGAGCTGAAACTGAAGTCTAAGTTAGAAAGACATTATGCACAGGTGGATTACATCGTGCGGGAAGAAGCAAGGCAAGCCGCAGTGAAGATGACAGAGAAGAAGGTAGAGAACTCGGTTATTACGCATCCAGAGTATGCGGCTGTCCAGGGAGATTACCTCGATGCAAAGCGGAATTCAGGCTTGTTGAAGGCAGCACGTGATGCTATGGTGCACCGCCGAGACATGTTAATTCAGTTAGGGGCTAACTACCGAGCTGAGGGTGTGTCCGATATAACATTAAAAACACAACAATACTTAGACAACAAAAACAACAACAACAACAACAACAACCAATAACAGGAGAAAATACAAATGACATTAGATATGACCAAGGTTCTCAATCAGAAGAAGGAACTCGAAGAGCGCATGTCTCGGGGCGGTGGCCTCGGTGCGCGGTTTTGGAGACCTCAAAATGGGTCAAACAAGATCCGTCTTATGCCAGGTTGGACTTCGGACGGTATGTTCCAAGGACAGTTTTGGCGAGAGGTGGCCCAGCACTGGGGCGTCTCGGAAGACATGAAGGGTCCACTCTTGTGTCCAAAGAATACTCCTGGTGTTGAAGGTGACTGCCCTGTGTGTGCGTTTGTCACGACTTTGAGGGAAGACCGCACGGATGTGAGCAAGCAGGAGCTGGCGCGTGATATCCGAGCGAAGACAACGTACCTTCTAGGCGTTGTTGATCTAGGAGACGCTGCTTACACAGCCAGTGATGTGGCTGAGTATAAGCAGTCGCGTCCAGACTCAGAGCCACCTTTTGCCGCAGGAGATCCCAAGGTCCAGATCTATGCGTGCCCTCCTAGCATTTTTGACCAGGTTTTGGGGATCATCTCTCAGAACAAGAATGACATCACTTGTCTGGAGACTGGTCGTAATGTGTTTTTGAAGAAGTTTCCGCACAAGGACAAGTTTAAGACGCGGTATGAGGTTACGCCTGACCTCAGTGCCTCGGTTTTTGCATTGCCTGAAGCGTTTGTCCTCCCAGCTCTAGACAAAGTGGGAGCGGTTCTAGACTACGCCAAGATCACCACTATTTTGAGCAATGGAGTCGGTGGTGCTTTGCCTGCGTCTTTGGCTCCTGAGCCTGCTGCACTAACTACTACAGCAGCGGTTACGGATGCCGATGCATTGGAAAAGCAACTTCGAGAAGCTGCATCTCTCTAATTTCCTGGTAATCGGAGGACAGGGCCTGCTTGCTCATCAAATACGGGAGTGAGCAGGCCCTTTTTTATTTCTGGGATATGGTGTAATGACTGACGATGCTAAGCTGAAGGCGCGTGAAGACATCCTCGCGCAGTTGAATAAGACACACGGAAAAGGGACGGTGTCTGTCTATGGTTCAGGCGCTAGGTTGGACGTGGACGCAGTGTCCACAGGTTCGTTGGCTATTGACATTGCATTAGGCATTGGTGGCTTGGCGAGAGGGCGCATTGTGGAGGTGTTTGGCCCTGAGTCGTGTTTGTCTGCGGAAACGTTTGTGCAGTACGAAACACGTACTAAGGATTGTAAACGGCAAAATAATAAGGGTGGTACTATCGGTACCGTAGAGCGTCTTTACCGCCTATTCCATAATTTACAGAAACCTGAACGTGGCAACTATCATCGGGAGGTTGCCTCTGAGTCTGAGTTTTTTGTGTCCTCGATCAATGAGGATGGACGGATTTTTAAAAACCGTATTGTGGATGTGATGTATGTGGGTCCACGTTCTTGTTTGGAGATCTGTGTTGATGGCCACCAGATCGTCGCTACGCCTGAGCATAAATTTTGGGTTGGTGATCATTTTGTAGCGGCTGAGGAGTTAGCGGTTGGGGACACTGTGCATGTGCACAACAATACACATTTACAAAAAGCTGAGTCAGACAAAGTCCCTGAGTCTGACCGACAGTATCTGTATGTTAAAGAGCACCCAGCGGCTGGGGTCAAAGTTGTGTGTGACACGTTACGGGGTTACTCTTACAAATACTACCGATTGCCCCGTGCGCGTGCGGTTGTAGAAGCTGTCATGAACTCTCTGCCGCTTCATGAATACGTTAGTCGTCTGAACGATGGAATTCTGGATGATCTGTTATTTCTTTCCAGAGATGATCATGTGCATCATGTGGACGAAGATTGCAGAAATGATGAGTTAGATAACTTGGCAGTCATCTCATCCACAGAGCATGGTCGGTTGCACGAAATGAATAGGCATAGTGATCTGCGTTTTGCCTCAGTACCTAAGAAAGTGACTGCCATTAGTGTGGTGGAAGAGGAATGTCAGACATATGATATTCGTGTCGAATCTCCTTTTAACAACTATGTTGCAAACGGCTTTGTGGTTCACAACTCTGGGAAGACCACGTTGACGTTGCACTGCGTTGCCGAGGCGCAGAGGTTGGGAGGCTTGGCTGCGTTCATAGACGCGGAGCATGCGCTCGACCCTGAGTATGCTGCTAACATTGGCGTGAACATGGATGACTTGGTTGTGTCGCAGCCTAGTAGTGGTGAGCAAGCTCTACAGATCACAGAGGATCTAATTTCTAGTAATGCTTTTGACATTGTTGTTATCGACTCTGTGGCTGCGTTGGTGCCACAAGCAGAGATCGACGGTGACATGGGAAAACTGCTGCCTGGGCTACAGGCGCGTATGATGAGCCAGGCATGTCGTAAGCTCGCTAGCAAGGTCGCTAAGAGCAAGGTTATTCTGGTCTTTATTAATCAGATCAGGAATAAGATCGGCGTCATGTTTGGCTCTAACGAAACGACGAGTGGGGGACGTGCTCTTGCATTCTATTCGTCACAGCGGTTGGACATACGTAGGCTTGCTGCGATCAAGGATGGTACTGATCTTGTTGGTAACAAGACCCGTGTGAAGATTGTAAAGAACAAAGTCGCACCTCCATTCAAATCCTGTGAAATTGACATTGTGTACGGTAAGGGGATAGATACATACTCTGACATTGTCGATTATGCGGTGCATCTGAACCTTATGGAGAAGAATGGATCACATTACCAATACGAGGGTGATCGTATTGGACACGGTAGAGCCGCCACTAGAGATTGGTTGGAGCAGCACCCAGAGCATTGTGAAGTGATCTTATCCACGATCAGAAAGCACTTTGGGATATGACAGAGTTTTTGTTGTTCTCGGACTTTCATGCGCACAACTTTCGTTATGGCGCATCAAGACAGCAGCACGGTGGGGCGTACTACAACTCACGCATGTTGGACGCTTACGCTGTCTTGGATGAAATCGCAAGCTATGCAACCGTGAACTGTGTGAAGGCTATTGTCTTCGGAGGTGATCTGTTTCATCAAAAACAGCTCCAACATACAGAAGTGTATAATTTGGTACACGACAAATTAACTCAGATGGTGACTGCTGGTGCGACCTTATATATGCTGCCTGGCAATCATGACTATGCAGATCGTAGTGGGTTGGTCCACAGCTTGAGTACGTTCAAAGCATTAGGCATCCATGTCCTTGATGATTTTAATGGGAATCCGGTGGCACTAGGGGACACTCCTCTTTTCTACACACCGTACTCAGATGATGCAGATGTGTTGAGACGTGCGTTTGATCGTATTGAGATTAGTGCTGCCAAGGAGAAGTCCCCTGTTCTGTTGTCGCATCTGGGTATTCAGGGTGCCAAGGTAGGCAGCGACTATGTGTTGATCTCAGACCGTGATGTGTGCGTTGACGACATTCCTCATGAGAAGTTTGCGGGTTGTTTCTTTGGGCATTTCCATGAGCACCAAAAAGTCTGTAAAAATGGATGGTACATTGGCGCGACTCACCAACACAACTGGGGTGATGTGGGGAGTAAGCGTGGCTTTTTGCACGTGACAATCAAAGGTAATAAATGCGAGATCTCCCGCATTGAAACAAATGCTCCAAAGTTCTTAGTTTTGGATGCTGGGAGTGAAAGTTGGACAGGTTGGCAGGGTGAGTGGGATGTGGCGTCTTGGACTGCGCAACATTTTCTTCGTGTGGTTAATGGGCAGGGCATTATGCTCCCTAGTGATGTTACAGAAGCTTGTGGGAATGTGGAAATTATAGAGACTTCTCCAGAGGCTAGTGCTGAGGTATCGTTTTCTGCGGAGAAGCTCAATCCAGCGGGGGCAATTGCTGCTTGGACTAAAACCCATGCCGACGAGTTAGATGTAAACCGCCTGACAGCGTTGGGTTTGTCCTTGTTGCAAGAAGGAGTATGACGTGAACAACATACAGATGCTTATTACTGAAAATCAGAGAATTATCGACATCTCAGCGGACGTGGATTTTAACATTCAAGAGAAAGAGGGAGTTCCCTCTATTCACGTCGCAGATGCACTGAGTGCTGTAGTCTTGGCTCGCTGCAAGGACAAGCCAGAGGCAAGTCTGTTACCTGGCAAGTATAATGTGCGCTTGATGGCGGTGATCACAGAAAACTCTGACGACTGATGCAGTTTATATCTCTAAAGATCCAAAACTTTGGGTCCATTAAATCCGCTGAGCTGTCTTTGGAGTCTAGAGGGTTAACCTTGGTGTCTGGAAGCAATGAGGATGCTAACAATGCAGACTCAAATGGTTCTGGGAAGAGTTTTCTTTTAGATGCGATCTGTTGGGCTGTGTGGGGTGAGACAGTCCGTGGTCTCAAAGGCGATGATGTTATCCACAACCAAGTGGGTAAGAACTGTAAGGTAGAAGTCCATCTACAAGACCAAGGGACTAAATACCGGATCTGCCGATATCGCAAGCACAACAAATCTCGGAAGCCTAATGACCTAGAGCTTTGGATTAACGACGTTGAGGATAGTGGCTCTACGATGTCCATAACGCAGCAGAAGATTGCTACTGTTGTAGGGTTAGACTTCTTTACGTTCCGAGCGATGATGCCAGGGGCTGGTGTGGCGTTGAGCCAATTAGCCGACGCAGATGTGAAAGCACTCTTTGAGAAGTTGCTACAGACAGACATTCTCACAGAAGCATATGCTCGTTCGCGTACTTTGTACCGGGAGACTCAAAGAACCTTTGACGCACAGGTGGCTGCTCTTGTGGCTCAGCGTACAAAAATTGGTGATTTAGAGACGCGCTTGGCGATGTACTCTGTGAAGCAAGCGGAGTTTGAACAGGACAAGATCAAACAGTGTGCCGCCGTGAGCGCACGTATCAATGGAGTAGAGGGAAAGGTACATGCTCAGGAAAGCGAGAATGTGCGTATCTCTAACCTTGTTGTAGATGAAAAAGAGTTGAACACGCAGCTTAAGGCCCTTTCCAAAGCTGTTTTGGAAGCGCAGGCAACGCTCACAAAGACGCAGGACAGAATGCATGCAACTAACACTGTTTTGTGCAGTAAAGTGGCAGTTGCAGACAGTGCTTGTACGGCTGCGAGAGACAGCGTTTTTGAATTTTCGGATTTTGCTAAGTTGTCTACTTGTTCTGTGTGTAAGCAGGAGGTGTCTGAGGAGCATAAGATTGGTGTTGAGAAGACATTGGCGTTGGCCTTTTCGATGGCTGAAGAAGCTAAATATGCAGCCAAACAGGAGTTGAGCACATCCATAGCGGCTCTTGAGGAGGAGCTGTCTGCTTGCCAACAGGCACTGTCTTTGGTTACCTCTGAGTTTTTAGCTAAACAGGAAGAAAAGAAGTCTGTGGAGTTAATGCATGCGAAGGTGGCGGCATCGAAAGAACTTCTTGAGACTCTGAATAAGCAGCTTGAAGTGGAGCGAGAAGCTTTGGTAACTTGGGAGGCATCTACTTCTCCGTTTACGGATTTGGTTTCTTTGTGCATAGCTACACTAGACGATGAGTACATAGCTCTCGGGTCTTTGGAGGAACTGGAGACTTCTTTGAAGCAGCAGCTCAAGGATCAAGAGTTTTGGGTTAGAGGCTTTTCTCCTAAAGGTGTACGCAGTTTTATGCTGGAACACATTGTGCCTTATCTCAATTCTCGTGCATTTCACTATTGCGGTCTTTTGACTGCCCATGATTTATCTATTGCTTTTGACACTAAGACCACGCTAAAAAGTAGTAAGATCAAAGATGCTTTTAGGATTGTGGTGGACATGAAACAGGGTACTAGTACGTATGAGGGTGCGTCTGAGGGTGAAAAAGCACGTATAAACTTAATCTTAGCTCTTGTTCTCGGGGATTTGGCGTCTGTGCGGTCTAAGAAGAAGCTTACGTTTCGATTTTTGGATGAGCCCTTTGAGAAGATGGATGAGCTGGGTACAGAATCTGTGGTGTCTTTACTCAATGCCCACAAAGACGAATACGATACGACTTTCGTGGTTACCCATAAGAGCCATTTTAAATCTTTATTCAATGATGTGATTACTGTGGTTAAGCGTAATGGCGTGAGTCAAATATTGGAACAATAATATGCAAAAAGTACATGTTGAAGACATCTCTGTAGATGTTTCATTCTTACGAACTGGTGCAGACATACAAAAGGCTATTTACGCCCATGTGAAGAACTCGTTAGACCCTGCGTTGCAGGAGTTGACTGATGGGTTATCAGCGACGTTACAGAACGCAGATCATGCTGTAGCGTTTTTGATTGCTGTTACCGATGGATACGGGTTGAGCAGTAAGGCTTTGGCTGTAAAAAGTGTATGTGATAAGGCATCGCAGTTGACAAAACAGATAAGAGATTTGTCGTGTGTTGCTAAGAACATCATGCCAGAAGTTGTATATCGGGTTAGCTTAGAGGATGCGCAAAGATTTGGTTTGTAGTGCTTGAACTGACACAGAAATCATGCTTACATATACTTTGGCTTTAACCAAAGGATATTTCTGTGTCTGAGACTTCTACTTCTGAAGATTTTGAGAATCAAGCTGCACAATTAATGTATGCGAACATCATGTCGCAACTTTTAGAGTCTGCGCGGTTCCAGAACTTTTTTCATGCTAACTTTGACTTACACAAGCGTATAGACGCGGACACGAAAACCATAAGTTATTTATTGGTTGAAGTTCCCCCAGCTGTGGCGCAACACAGGATAACTGACATGGTAGCTCTCCAGGAGTCAGCCGAGTCTCCTGACATTGTGGTGCCTAGTGCGTCGGAAATCAAAAAGATCTCCAAGACGTGATTGAGGTTTCTCCTGGCCGTCGATTTGGGCGATGGCTTGTAGTAGAAGAAGTGGGCTACAAGCAGAAGTACAAGTGCGTCTGCGCGTGTGGTCGTGAGCGTAATATACGAGTTTATGACCTTCTTAAAGGCAAAACTCGTATGTGTCGCTTTTGTTCAAGTGCAGCGAAGAAATCGCAGCATGGCCACACTGCCAACAATCAGATGTCTTCGGAATACACCAGTTGGGTTCATATGAACCAGCGGTGTAATAATCCTAAAAACAAATCGTATCCTCGCTATGGTGGGAAAGGCATTGAAGTGTTCTCTGTGTGGAGAAACAGTTTTGAGGCTTTCTTCTTGTATTTAGGACCAAAGCCTACACCAGCCTACACCATTGAGCGCATTGATTACAAAAAAGGATATGTGCCTGGCAATGTTCGGTGGGCTACTAGGCATGAGCAGGCGCTAAACAAGAGTGACAATGTTGTACTGGAAATTGATGGTCTTTCTAAAACAGTGAGCCAGTGGGCTAAGCACCCTGCTTGTCCTGTGCCTGCTGGCACGATCTACAAGCGGTTGTATCGCTCTTGGGATCCTCGTGACGCTGTATTTACACCAAGCCAGAGAGCTGTTAAGAATGTCGCGAAAAATAAACGCTAAGAGTAAAGGTAATCGTGCTGAGCGAGAATTAGCAAAGCTTTTTAAGCAGTGGTGGGGTAGTGACTTTGCAAGAACTCCGTCTTCTGGTGGATTCCACACCAAGAGATTCCGCTCGGATTGGAATGCTGAGGCAGACATTGTCACTACAGACACTAAGTTTCCATTCGCAGTGGAATGCAAGTGGCAGGAAAACTGGTTTTTAGAACAGTTGCTGAAGTCTTCTAAGGCGCTCCCATGGAAATGGTGGAAACAGGCTTGTTATCAAGCAGGAGAAGATAAAACTCCCCTGTTGGTGTTCAAACGTAGTCGTCACCCATGGTATTACATGTTGCCCGTGTCTTGTGCTGATCGTCTCCTAGAATCATATTTATATATGCAGCATGTAGTGGAAGATAAGCATGTTTGCATTGGGCTTCTTGAAGATTTATTCAAAACAGACCCAGAAATGTGGTGGGTCTTAGACGACCATGTCCCGAACGACTAAGTTTACAGTCGTAGGTGTGCACCCTCTGCTTTTCCCTACAAGAGACTTTTTGATACGAGAGGGTTATCATTTAGTGCCCCATACAGAAGCCTGTGACTTTTGTCTGTATGGGGCTTCACTGAGTGCCAATACAAAGTTCTCGAAAAGAACTCAGCTTCTGTTGACGGAAACTGCGGAACTCTTCAAAAAATCTATACCGACACTAGTGTTATCCTCAGATTCTGTGTATGATTATGGTGGGGGTGATCTCAAAGACACTAACGAAGCTTTGGTGTCGTTCATAAAGAAAAATCCTGTTTATTCAGCTTCAGCAGAATATTTATTTTATACGTCAACTTTGACTTCTGTGCTTATCCTTCGCCCATTCAATGTGTACGGAGATGGGGTAAATTCAGGGGTTATTCACAAGTTTCTGACCGCTGCAAAAAAGAGAAAAGCTCTGGTAGTTTATGCCCCGCTAGGTCGTGTTCGCTCATTTTTATTTATAGAAGATTTCTTTGAGTGTGTTAAACTGTGTATACCGAAACTACTATCAGGGATTAAGAGTACCTGTAATGTGGGATCTGACGAAAGTATCTCAATCTATAAGTTAGCGAAACTTGTGAACGAGGCTTGCAACAGTCCCTCTGACATAGTGGTAAGTTCAAAAGACACAGACAAGCGTATTTGCAAGTTACCTAGCTTAGATCATATTTATGGTGTATTAGAATGGAGAGCCAAAACGAGTCTTCGTAGAGGGCTTTGGGTAATTACAACAGATATGAGGAATACAAATGATGTCGAACAATGAACAACAGATACAAGTTACTCTTTATTATAATAATGTGGATGTGTTAGCGTTGGCTACACACCCAGCTACAGGGCTAGAGAGCTATTGTTCTGGTGCGGCGCAAGAAGAGATACGAGTGCGTAAGTCAGCGGAACAGTTACTAGCAGCTAAGTTAGACCTTCTAGAAGTATCTTATGTGTTTGCTAACTGAGGTTATGGCGTCAACAGTCTTTCTGTTGTTCCCAATTGTGGCGTTGATTTTATCTGCGTTGATTTTTCTTAGAGTGATATTTTTATCTAATGACTAATGTCGGTGCCAGCTCTGGGGATCCTCGTCGTGAGTTTTGGGTTCGTGAGAATAAGGACGACACGCTGGTTGGTCCGTTCACGTTGTTTGAGGCAGACACGCATGCACGTTACCTTAGCCAACTAGACGATAAATCTGGTTTAGCTGAAGTGGCCACTTATGTGGGTGATCGCCCTGGTGATCCGGCGCGTGCACATTTGGCTCTGTTTGTTGTATATATGTTTATACGAGGGAAGAAAACGTTAGGCGGTCGTACTGCTGCATATCACAGCAAAGAAGGATTGCCTCCAACAGGCTGACGTAGCTTCGCCACCTGTTTATTTCGTTTGATTTTTAACAACAGGGGATTGGCAAAGGAATATATGTCTAAACCACCAAATAAAAAGGACGACCCTCATAGCGTTAACTGTCGATTTTGTGGAAATTGTGTTGATGATTTTTTTGAACTAGAAGTTCAAGTAATGACTACTGGAAAGCTGGAGACGTGGAATGTTTGTGACACTTGTTATGATTACATGTCTCATGCACTGGTAGACGACGATGATGACGGCATCACAGACGTAGAGGATCTGTTAGACGAACCAGTGTCTGGCAGTCTTTTTGGGCGAGGTATAAGTGCCCACGACATTCCTAAGTGGCGTGTGAATTAGACAATAGATAACAAAGAGAGGGGAACAACATGCTGCATTTCACAGCATGGAATCAGGACAATTTACGAGACACAACGGCTATTAAAAAACTAGAAGGTCTTTTTTCGGACCAGGTAGTAGTTGTAGCCAGCTACCAGATGGCCTTACAGATGTGTTTTGAACTGTTGGGCACTCGTAGTCATGTCACTCCTGTGCTCATGCCTATAACTGCCTCTCCTGCTACGTTGAGTGCCGCTCTTCGGTCTGGGACGCATCCTGCTCTCCTAGACATTTCTGTGGAGACACTCCAGATGTCCACAGAGGCAGTAAACGCAGTGTCAGAAGACCTTGTTGAAGGTACGTTAGCTGTTCTCACACAGCCCGCAGGCAGCGTCGTTGACGCACGGTTGGTTGATGCTCTTAAGGATGTTCCTTATCTTCTTGATACCGGATTGCCTCCTGTAGCACTTCAAGAGACTGACGCTGTGTTTTCTGTGTATGATCTCACCCCTGTTGTTGGTGCTGGAGCTGTGATCCACACTAAGTATACAAAACAGTTGGGAGATTTGAGAGAGTTGCGAAGCGGTGTGCTGGGCTATGAGGGGCATTTGCCTGCTGTGCTTTGTGAACAAGCATGCCAACGAATCCCTGAGCTGAGAGAACGGCAACGGGTGACGGAGCGCATCATTGCGCAGTATGCGGAGCTTTTTGCGCCTGTTTTGTCCCCTCTGTTTGATCACAGTGCGCAGGCTCCGTATTTATTTCTTGCTGTTTCTGACGCTGAACATGTCATATCACAACTACGTAAGTACGAGATTGAAGCTAAAAAAGCTGTATTTTCTTTATCAAACAGTGACCTTGTGCGTATGCGTTGGGAAGAAGTCCCTGAGTATCCGAATACAGAGGCGTTAGAGAACCGAGTTGTAGCATTACCTGCACACCCAGAGGTGTTGCCGCACGTCGTCAATATTGTTGCCTGCGTCAAGGATGCTTGCGATGTTTGACATTGTTTACGCGGACCCTCCGTGGGCTTACTATGGGTCTGCAACTAAGAATGCGGCTGCTGGAAAGCACTATAATCTCATGTCTTTAGACAAGATTAAGGAACTTCCTGTCAAAGATATTATGTCTAAAGATGCTGCTTTGTTTCTTTGGGCCACTACGCCACGTCTGCCAGACGCTGTGCATACCATAGAATCGTGGGGACTTCATTATCGTGGTATTGCACATGTTTGGGTCAAGACTAGAAAAGATGGGGCTATTATTCATGGACAAGGAGTTCCTCCTACGTACAGTAAACCAACAACAGAGTTATTGTTGTTGGCGACTACTAAACCGCGTGGGAGACCCTTGAAGTTGCATCACAACGCCATTCCTCAAGTTGTGTTGGCTCCAAGAGCAGCACATAGCCAAAAACCTGATAAGTTTCGGGCATGGATGGAGCAGGGATACCATGGAGATAATAAACTAGAACTATTTGCTAGACATAATACTCCTGGTTGGATTTGTGTGGGTGAGGAATTGACAAACGAGGATATTTTTACTAGTTTATATAGGCTTAAAAATGGCACGTAAAACAAAAATACAAGTTCATACAGCTGTGATGCTTCCTGCTGAGTTTCTTGTGGAGACTCCATCAAACTCTAATAAGCAGAATAGACATACATATAAAGAGCTGAAGGACAATATCCGTGAACAGGGTTTCGATGAAACTCTAAACGTTGTCCCTCACGAGACTTTGCCAGACCACTACACTGTTGTTTGTGGAAACCATCGTCTTCGAGCGGGCAAAGAGCTGGGAATGGCTGAATTTCCTTGTGTGATCCGTAAGGATTGGAATGAGGTTGAAGCCACTATTCAGGGAATTCGTCGTAACTACGTGCGTGGTAAGATTGATAAGGTTTCGTTTACTGCACAAGTGGACTTTATCAAAGAAAAGTATGGGCTCTCGCAGCATGTCATCTCTGAGCGAATGGGCTTTGAAGATGCTGACATGTTTTCTGTTTTGTACCAGGAGCAAAAGCTTGATGCTGATCGGCAAGCTCAAATTGCAGCAGCAGTTTCACTAGACCACGCCCCTAACACTTCTGCTGCGAACGTGAAGTTGATAGACGACTTAGGGACAATCTTGAGCCATATCTTTGACCAGCATGGGCACACTGTTCCGTGCAGCTTTATTGTCTTTCCAGCAGGAGGCAGGAACCATATGTACGTTCAAGCTAACTCTGCCTTGGTTAAGCATATGTCTGCTATTGCGGAACAATGTTTGCGTGACGACTTAGACATCAACGTGGCTTTGGGTGGTTTGTTGGCTGTTGGCATGGCTCAAACGGGGTTTGGGTCTAAGTCTATGAAACGCGATAAAATCAAATCAGAGGGCACGAAAAAAGATGGTGCTGACACACTTCCACTGATCCCAGCTAGCTAATGAGTAAGCGTGTACTCAACAAAGTGAAGTCTTCTATCCTAAAGCCTGAAGACATTAACATTGATTCACTTCGTCATCTTAGTAAGGACAGTTTTCCTCTTTGGGCACTTACGTCTGGCGTCAAGATCGATAGTAACTTTGTCGATTTTGATAAGCATAGGTATTTATTGCCTATTTATATGGACCCTTCCAGGGAAGTTGTCTGGCAGAAGGCTGCACAACTCGGTGCAACGAGTTACATGTTGCTCCGTATTGTGTGGTGGTTGCAGCAGAATCCAGGCACTAAGGCTTGCCTTTATTTCCCTACGCGAGAAGGGGTGGACAATCTTTCCGCAGACCGCCTTACTCCGCTTTTGGAATCTTGTGCACTCACACAGAATCTAATGCAGCGTAGTAACAAGTTGTCTCTGCGGCGTATTGGAAACTCTACTTTTTATTTGCTTCACCTTGGTGGACAGGCGTCCAAAGACTCCATGCCTCTTGACTTTGTGGCTTTTGATGAGGTGCGTCTGTGCAATGCACAAGACATCGACCAGGCGCTTGAGCGTATTTCTCACTCTGTACATAAGTATAAGCTGTTTATGAGCACTGCTGGGATACCCTCTCAAGACATTTCTGCGAGATTTGACCTTGGAACACAGCACATTTATATGAGTAAGTGTGGTTGTAGCTCGGGTGTGGACCTGGCTAGGACGTTTCCTCACTGCGTTGTGGATGATCCGAAGCGAGGGTTGTATCTCAGATGTCCTAAGTGCAGATATATAATAAAAAACCCCCAGAATGGACGGTATATCGCTCATAATCCTGGTGCTAACTATCCTAGTTATCATGTAAGTCAGCTTGTGTCGCGTTTTATTTCTCTTGAAGAAGTGTGGGATTCGTATAAGCGCACTACCAACATGGAGGAATTCTTTAATGCAAAGTTGGGACTTCCCTTTATTGATGAGGCTAACAGGGGGATTGGCAAAGCTCAGCTGGATGCTTGTATAGATCCTGGTCTTTCTTGGGGCAAAAGTGTCGGTGATGGAAAGACTGCTATGGGGATTGACCAGGGGGGTGGGTACAATGTGGTTGTCATCGCTGATCTACATGAAGGTAAGAAACGTATTCGCCATGTAGAGATCATTGAGCGCAACAACCCAGATTACATGGTCAATGGTAAGTTGGTGTCTCCGTTCCATAGAGTTCACGAACTGATGGATGAGTATGATGTTCGTTTGTGCGTTTGTGACGCGATGCCTAACTACAATGAAGCACTTGCGTTTGCACAGGAGTTTCCAGGCAGAGTGTTTTTGGCTTGGTATCAGCGCGAGGCAAAGCAAGTCGTGGCGTGGGGGGATAAGAAAAAAGTGCCTCTTACGATGGCAAAGGCTGGTCCTTTGTTGAAGTTTAAGTATGTGGCTGTGTTGTCCCGTTTCCTTAGTTTGAGTGTTGCTTTGGGAGAATGGGCGGATAGCAATGTCGTTTGTCCTGACCCAGAAGGCTTAGTGCAGATGTGCAGGGATGAGAAAACAAATCAACTGCGTCCCCAAGAGGTGAGCAGACGGTTGTTTGACCACCTAATGCGTCTAATCAAGAGGTTTAAGGTTACAAACCATGAGACTGGAGAAGGGCGCACTATTTGGTCTTATGTTGGAGGGGATCCTCATTTGGCTCATGCATGGAACTACACAAACGTAGCGCTAGAGCGGCTTAGACGACACACGAGTTTCACCTTTTTCTAATGGGATCTCATCCAGAATCTGAGCCTCAAGAGGTTATTCAACGTTTGATCAAAGAGCAGATTCAGACAGCTAACCTTATTGAGGAGATCCGTAGGCTAATCACAGTGTTGCCTGAGCTAGACGGGCATAGTTTGGTTGGCGGTCTGAAAGCTCTGATAAAGTTGTATCTAACGCAGAAAAAGAGAGCAGATGAATTACAATACAAACTTAATAAAGCCCTCTACGCAGACTGACAATACCATGGCGACTAAAGACACACTAAAAGTACTCACAAGCAGTGAACGTGTTGATTGGTGTACACCAGTAGAGATTTTAGACCTGGTGTATAAGATGGGTCCAATTGGTTTAGACCCTTGTGGTAATACACAGTCACTTGTGGACGCTGAGCGTACTATTGAGCTACCAGAGGATGGACTACAGACTCCTTGGATTGGTCATGGTCTTGTTTATGTTAACCCGCCATATGGGCGTGCTATCTCAGGATGGCTACAGAAATGTGCTACTGAAGCTGCGCTCGGTGCAGAGATTGTTTTGTTGATGCCATCACGCACGGATACTCGGTGGTTTCATAAGTGGGCTGTGAAAGCTGACGTTTTGTGTTTCTGGAAAGGTCGGATTACCTTTGACGGTGCTCCGAGTCCTGCTCCATTCCCTAGTGTGCTTGCATATTGGGGTCCGAACATCGATCTTTTTGATGAAGTATTTGATTCTTTTGGACAAATAGTTTACTAGAAATGTCTTTTCTGGTTTTATAAACTGTGCTATATTATATAAAAGGAGGCATTTTTGCTAATTGTCATTGATCTCTGCGGGGACGACGAAGAAGACGACAGCAAGAAAGTTATGCCTTCTCAAGACGAGGATAAAGTTTCGCAAGAAGATATACGTAAAGATGATTTAGCGTTGCAGATCATCTCTATTGACGGAACGATAGTCACAATCTAACTCTCCATGTCTGCCCCTGTCTACGGATCAATCGTGTATGGCTCTGGCTATACACTCGGTGATACTTTTGAGATCACTGACGTAATCGTATTGAACGAAAAATACCTGCGTGTTATGCTGTCAGCAGCTGTCGTCGTAGACACTACTTTTCTTTCTACTGCGTCATATGTTCTTACGACTAATGCGGGTGACTCTGTCGCCACTTATGTGTCTAAAGTCGTTTCTCAGTCTGACGGCTCCAAGTTGGTCACCGAAATATTGTTGGAGATAACATTACTTCCACCAGGTGATCTTTTTAAGTTGACAATTTCAGGACTAAAGACTAGCTCTGGAATTGCCGTGACTGCTTCATCTGTATTCTATGGGCGTGCAACTAAAACAGACGCTATTATGCATTCCTTACCAGACCACTTTGCGAGTGATATGAACTCGTCTGTAGGTATTTTGTCGGCTGCTATTTCGACTGAGGATGATTATATAGGTGGACAGAGAAGCTTTGCTGCTCCATTCAACTCTATAGATTATCTCATCACAGACCTTGGCGCTCGAATAGCAGACGACACAGGGGAGTACACCACATAGGTATATTAAATGGCTTTACATGAAGAAATAGTACCCTCATTCGGCGGCGGTCCTCATGCCCTTCACAGATTTGTATTTGCTAATGCAACTGCTAAAGGTAACCTCGCGGATACTAACAAAGGGACTCTTACATTAACAAGTGCCGATGTTGGAAGTGTTGCGCACGTTGTAGCTGACAGTAAATTTTATATCATCGACTCAGTATCTGGTGGCACACCTACGTGGTTACTCTTGGCAGGGTAACATAAGAAAATTCCGCTGAGTTGGTGGAACTCTTGGAGGGATGAGATGTGTGTTCTAACAAGGTTAACTCCAGCCTATGAATTAAGAGAATAAACAATGGCTTTACATTCAAAACTCGGTCCTGTTGATGGTATTCACCCAGTTCACACATATGTGTTTGCGACGAGTGTTACACGCGGCACCCTGACTGACGTAGATAAAGGTGTGTTGACCCTCACGGCAGTTGACATAGGTAAAGTTGCGTTTCAGCAGTCCGACGAAACGTTTTGGATTCTGTCTTCCATATCACCAGTGGACTGGGCAGAGGTGGGTGCAGCAACGGCTACTCCTGGAGCACACTCACCCACTCATGAACACGGTGAAGTAGATGCTCTTGCGCACGATGATCTCTTTGCGAGTGCTCCTACGAACAGCCACACGGCCATAGACACCCACATTGCTGCTTCCACTACCCACTTCACCGAAGGGTCTATTGACCACACAGCCATTACGAATATTGGCACGAACAGCCACACGGCCATAGACACCCACATTGCTGCTTCCACTACCCACTTCACCGAAGGGTCTATTAATCATACAGCCATTGCGAATATTGGCACGAACAGCCACGCGGCCATAGACACCCACGTTACTGCTGCCGCTGCCCACATTGCCAACACGTCTAACCCGCACAGCGTGACTCACACGCAAGCAGGGGCTGCTGCTGCGGCCCACGTACACGCAGTTGCGTCTGACTCAGCAGCTGGATTCCGTCCAGTGTCAAAAATGGATGCGACTACTGCTCCTGGCGCTGGTGATGACACTGGGGATGGTTTTGAAGTTGGTAGTCTCTGGATTGATGTAACTGCCAACAAAACGTATTCGTGTGTGGACTCGACTTCGACAGCTGCCGTGTGGAATGATCTAACGGCAGGCGGGGGTGGTGGAGGTGGACACAGCGCAGCAGTAGATCCTACAGCTAGCGACGATAGCTATTCGCTAGGAACAGTTTGGGTAAACACAGTCACCGATAGACATTTTATCTGTGTGGACGCTAGTTCTAGTGCGGCGATTTGGGCCAGCTTATCTACAGATTTGAACGCCATAGTTTGCGACAATGGGCTAGTAATTGTGGATGATGGTAATGTCATTATCGACTGAGGTATAGAATGAAACACGAAGACATAGTTGCAACGACTAAGGGTGGTCCTCATGCCCTTCACAGATTTGTATTTGCTGATGCATCTGCTAAAACTGCGCTCACGGATACTAACAAAGGGACTCTTACACTAGCCGCAGCAGATGTTGGGTGTGTGGCACATGTCGTAGCGGTCGATGAGTTCTACGTCTTGACAGACCACAGTCCTGTTACTTGGGCACAGTTAGCCGCTGGAGGCAGCCCAGGCGGATCCAACACGCAGATCCAGTACAACAATTCGGGAGCATTCGGCGGCAGCGCGGCGAGCATCACCAGCGCCGGTACGATCACGATGCCAGAGCAGGGAAGCGCGCCGAGCACGCCAACCGCAGCTACGAGCATCTACACCGGATCGGACGGCGTGATCAGCGCGCTTGATGCGGACGGGGCC